TAGTTACTAAATTACCGAATGAACCAGGTGATGGCTCTTGATAGAGGTCAGCATGAGTAGCTGGCATACCAGTATTTAAACCTAATGCACCGGCATTGTTGTTGGGCGTGTGTAATTTGCCTACCCGTAAATTATAACCAGATTTGCTTATATCTTCTAAGCGTTGTTGAATCATCGTGGCTAAGTCTTCATATCCCTTAGCAGATTTATAATTAGATTTGAGCTTAACAACATCGCCCTGTAAGAAACCTGAACCTTGCTTATAGCGGTCGTATATAGTTTCATATAAAGGCAAAAAGACTGATTTAAAGTGACTCATATCCTTATATTTAGTAAAAGCTGCCTATTATCACGGGAGTTAACTAACAACTTTTCAGATCAAGCAATAATAAGTACAGTCCGGAAACCGTCTTGTAATGCTAAGTATTTAACCATGGCAAGCCTCGTCTTTAATACATTAGCTCCGAGTTCTCGGATTACCACCGATAGACACATTTACTCAGACCTTCATTTAGACTTTAGCTCTCCCGTTAAAAGAGATGTTATAGCAGACTATGATTTAGCAGCTATAAACAACTCAATAGTAACTCTATTTAACACTATGCCCGGGCAAAACTTATTAAATCCGGATTATGGGTTAAATTTACTCCAGTACTTGTTTGAGCCAGCTTCTGATGTTATAGCGCAACTTATCGGGGATAGAATCTTTAAAGGCATTAAAGTGTATGAGCCTCGTGTAACTATACAAGGCATTAATGTAGAGGTAAATATAGACGAGCAAATGTATACAGTAACATTAAGTATGGTTGTGCCCTCATTAAATAGTAGTATCAGCATCGCTGGCTCTCTTACAAAAAACGGATTTAATCTCTTATAATATATGGCAACAAGTAACACAACTGATAGTCTTAATTTAGACATAAAAAAGAACGAGTACGTTGCTTTTGATGCTGTATCTCTGAGAGACTTTATACGCCAACGGCTTACCGATAGTGGGCTGTTTACTGATCAATACTTCGAAGGCTCTAACATTGCTGCTATTAATAATATTGTTGCTTATTCTTTTCATACTTTAATGTATTATCTTAATCAGACTTCAACTGAATCTATGTTCAGTGAATCCCAGATTTATGAAAATATTAATCGTATTGTAAGCCTTATTAACTACTCTCCAGTAGGCTCCCAAACCTCTACACTTTCTTTTTCTACTTCCGCTACCGCTGACCTTGAATATGGTACCTATACAATACCACGCTACACTTTTGTGAGAGTTGGTAATGCTACATACTCGTTTAATACAGATGTAACGTTCACGAAGACGGTACAAAACGGGGCAGAGTATTTAATGACAGTAGGAGATCAGTACCTTTTATATCAGGGCACTTATATAGAATACCCGCTTTATACTGCCCGAGGGGAAGCTAATGAAATAGTGTTCCTTATACCAGGAGAAGATACTATTATAGATCATTTTAATATAGATGTTTATGTAAAAAGTGTCAACAGTGGAAAATGGTCGAAGTGGGCTCGTTCTGAGTCTCTCTATCTTGAAAACTCTACTTCCCAAAAATTTGAAATACGTTTAAACGGCAATAAAAATTACGAAATTAAATTTGGGGATAATATTAATGGTGCACAATTAACTACTGGAGACATTGTGTCGGTATATTATTTACAATCTCTTGGAGCAGACGGAGAAGTAGGTAGCGGTGTAGTTGACGGCCAACCCGCAATTTTATATTCTACCGGTCAGTTTAATGTAATTAAACAAGATGTTATAAGTCCGGATTTAATCTTGCTTAATGATACTAATATATTGTATTTGCAATTTGCAAACAGCAACATTTCAACTACTTTTACTGAAGCTGAAGGAGTTAATAGTATACGTGCAAATGCCCCAGCCACATTTAAGTCTCAGTTTAGAGTGGTTACCGCTTCCGATTATGAAGCTTTTATTAAAAACTCTTTTGCAAACATTATTAACGATGTTAAAGTGCTTAGCAATAATGAATACACTAACGGTCATTTAAAGTATCTTTATGATATAGGCTTAACTAACCCTGGTCAAGATTATAGAGTACTCTACAATCAAATGGCTTTTGCTGACGCGTGCAACTTTAATAACGTTTATGTCTATGTGTTGCCTAAAGCAACTAAGCTTATTACAAATAATTATGTAAATTATTTAACACCTGCTCAAAAACAATTAATCATCTCGTCTATAAGCGATAAAAAGACTTTAACCTCTGAAGTCATTATTATGGACCCGGTCTATAAGGCAATAAAAATAGGTAACGATCCTGATATTGACGATAAAGATTCCCCAGCAACTCTAGTAGTAACTTTATATCGTACTTCCAAAACCCCGGCTTCTGTAATTAAAGATAAAATTCGGGCTATTTTTAGTACTTATTTTGATCCAGCAAAAATAACTTTAGGCTTTACCGTTAATCTTACCGACATTACTGGTAGTATCTTAGCTATCGATGGAGTAAAATCTGTTGTAACCCGGGACGACAATATAGATGTCAACGGAGTGTCCCTAGTAGTATATAACCCTTCATACTCGACAGATGTAATTGCAACTACTAAAAATTTTACAGTAAGCAATTTTCAAACAGTATACTTGGATGATATTGATAATATTATTAGGAGAGTTATAGTTGTACCAGAAGGTACTGATAACGCATCTATTATAAACTTTTAATCTCATTATTTAAATGGCTTGTACAACATATCAATGGAATGCATACTCGTATGGTGGCTCTGAGTCGCTTTCGATTGATATATGCGTTACTGGTTATATAACAATAACAGTTAATGATGGAGATGGGTTCTGCTTAGCGACAGCTCCTTCACCGCTTGGTACAACTTTTGGGTTGTGGGTAGCTGGGGCAGATTGTACCCCTCCTACACCTACACCCACTCCTACTCCTTCGCCGACTACCTCTCCGACCCCTACTCCTACCCCTACAGCAACACCAGTACCTCCTACAGCAACACCAAATCCTCCTACACCCACACCTACTCCAACCCCCACTGCAACACCTACTCCTACTCCAACTAGTACATCGGTACCACCCACTCCTACTCCTACCCCCACTGCAACCGCTGTACCCCCCACTCCCACTCCTACTGCTACAACGGTATCTCCGACGGCGACCCCTACCCCTACACCTACAGTCACTCCTACCGCAACTGGGCCAACACCTACCCCGACTGCAACCCCGACACCAACCCCTACAGCTGTACCCGGCTGGGTATATCCAAAAGATATATTTGGGTTTACAGTCAACAATAGTGCCTTAAACACCGGTGCTTCTGGATTTGTTTTTGCGACTCCTTTTGCTTGCTCTCTCACTGTAGCAAGCGGCATAACTGAAGCTCTTGTTACATCTATATATAATATTGTATGGTGGTTTGGAGATGGCACATATAGTAAAGAGTACTCCCCATCTCATGTTTATAACTGGCCCGGGCAGTATGAAATAAAATTGGCTTTATATAACTCTTTATCTGCCTCCACGACCCCTGCTTATACTCGAACATTTTCAACTGTAGTTACCGCTGTAAACTATTTATCAACACTCTCAGCAACAAACTATTTATCAGATAATTTATCTTGGGATTATAGTAATTGGTCTGCTTTGTCTGCCGGGGCCAATACTTTAGGAGCATGTTTTTATGGTTATCAATCCAGTAAGTCCGGTCTAGCTTCTGCGGGTCCAGTTCCAATTACTGTAAATTACTACACTACCAATATAAAAGATAATGAAAGTATTAAATTTACGTTTTACTCTCAAAACTCTCTTTCACAACCCTATACTGAGGTTCCAGCAAGTCAGTTAGCAAACTTAAGACCGCGTTGGAGATTTACTACCGTATCAGCTAGCCCGCTAGATGAGGGTGCAATAATAAACGAATTCACCCCTATCAGCAGTACAGAAATTAGAATACTCTCTTCTGGAGTGCTTTCAAGTACCGGAACAGTAGTAGGATTGTCCGGAAGCTTTCAATTTTATTATATAGACGATATACCATCAGTAGTATACAATAGTACTGTTGCCCAAGTGTCAGCAAATCCTACTACTATATGGGTAAATTTAAATACGTCTAATATATCTAACCCGCAAGATTATAGCGGTGATAATACTGATTCGTACTCTAACACATTGGTCAGTCTATCTTCTTATTATTATGTACAGAGCTTATCGGCAGATCATATAGGGGCTACCTTAAACGGTAAAGTGCCATTTTATGAAACATACTGGCCTCGAGTTGAGAGTAGGTTTGTAACTACTATTAATAGTGCAACTACTACAGGTACTGCAGAGTTTTTATCAAATAAAGTTTTATTAAACTATCCGATTACTACTGCAAATAATTACTACGCAACATTATCGAGTAACTCTACTATCCCTGTTAGCGCTACATTTAATATAAGTGCAAATCCAACATTATATAATAATTTAACATACACTATAAACCGGTACGACTCTTTAGGTAGAGACACTGGCGGTTATTATATTGGCACTTTTACTCCATACACTACCGGGGCCTATGTTTTATCAGCAAGTTCTCAAGGGGTCGTGCCGATAGTAAAAGATATGACACCGAGTGTAACTACCGGGTACAATCCTGTTTTATTATCCCCCCAATCTGCCACGTTAATCAGCAAACCACTTAGCGGGCTTAGTGATGTGTTTAATGTAGTAAATTTTGAAGATACCTATTTTGCACGTAAATTTAATCAAGGCTTTGATTATGGTGCACAACTAAAAAAATATGCTTTGCAACCCACTATAAATCAAAATGAAGTATTTTTTGATACGTATTTACCCGCTATTGCAGGTGTAAGTGCTACTTCTGAAGATACATTTGGTGGTGTGGTATTTGAAAAGATAGCTAATTTTGTTCCTAACAATGTAGATCTATCTAAAGCTAATATATCTCAGTTTTATTCTTTAGCGCAGTCCTTAGGGCTTGAACTTGACAACTTTGATTATGACATACCACCCACGTTAAGCAGGGTGGTAGACCTATACTCTACTCAACAAAGTGTTGTGTGGGGAGCGCGGTCCTTATTTAGCCGTAATTTTGCTGCAACAACTGGACATATTAATTTAGGAAGAGAACTTACGCCATACAATATTAATACTACAACTGTTACAGCTGGTCAAAAGATAGTTGCTAACGATTTGTTTAATACTCAAAACTATGAATTACTAGAAGTGCCCGTTATAACTTCGTACAGTTCTATATCTGCGCGCGGCCTCCAAGGCTTTTTCCCGCCAGTAAGTTCATTAACTTTCCCATTAAAAGTATACCCGCTCTCCGGGTTTTTTGGTTGGGGTCTAAAGACTCCTGTTGTAAACAACTATAGATTTTTTGTTTATAATAACGTTGTAGATAACCAGCAAGTTGAAGGCTTAGTCAATTGGGATGACCCTTATACCACTTTAACAGAAAGTGCGTCTGCACATAATGAGTGGGTTAGAGATGAAGGTACTCTAGAAACTATCTTTAACTACTACATTCACAAAGGATTAGGTTTAATTAAATAAACATGGCTGTATTTAACACAATAAACACATTAACCAACACCACTAGTTTAAGTGGTGCAAGGGATATTAATGCACCGTATAATTTTCAGGATTGGAAGGCACGTAATTCAAATATACCTCCAGGCGATTTAACGAACCAATATAATGCGTATTTAAAAGGTTGGTACACTAATAGAGATGTAGCAAATGTCATATCTATAGATTATGTAAAAAATTATTACAAAACATTCTTAAGAACGCTCGGGGTTACATCTCGTACTGCAAGTGAAAAGGAATTATTCGAAAATGTTGAAATAGAGGATAGCACAAGCTTACAGTCAGTTATTGTTGGTTACGCTCGTCGGTTAAAAGACATAGCGGTATATATAGCTAATAAACGTAATAGTGTGTATTATAGTAAATTAAAGAATAATTTAACTGGTACGAGTACTTCTTTAGAGCGCTTATTTTATAACTATATTTTAACTGCCTTTACTCGTAAGATAACTCCAGATGGAGTCATTACTAGCTTTATAATAACAAGTCCGGATATATTAGAATCTTTACCGTACTTAAACACTATAACGAGTAATTTTAATATACAAATTGAAGAAGTATATGATACTAGCAATTACTTTGATAGAGACCCATCTGTTCCGATAAGTAACTATGCTACTATAGCAACAGGTATTCCTGAAGCTCTTTATTCTGCTGGCTCCTATAGTATTCCTGAGGAATACTTAATAGCTAACGTAATACAATCAGTAGCAATTGCTAATTCTACTTCAATGGCTACAACATTACCAACATACTTTACTTTTACAGGAGACGGCTCAACCACTACATTTACTTTGAGCAATATAACTTCATCTACAGCCAGTGACTATCAAGTCAGTGTTGAAGGTATTATACAAGCTCCCGATAGTAGCTATACTATAAGTTCTACAAACCAGAACATTTTATTCAGTGAAGCACCTCCCCTTAACAGTATAATTGTAGTAGTTAAACGCTATTAAAATATGGCTCTAGTAAAAATAAGCTCCAATATGTTAATACCGCCTGCGGTCAGCGGTTACTCTGGCTCCTCCGGGTATAGTGGTAACGCTTCTGGTTATAGCGGCAATTCCGGCGCTTCTGGTTATTCAGGCCCTAGTGGATATAGCGGCCCATCAGGGTATTCTGGTTCAGGTATTTCTGGAAAATCCGGTTACTCTGGAAAATCTGGGTATTCAGGAACTTCAGGTTACTCTGGACCGACTGGAGCGTCTGCAGCATCAGGTTATTCTGGTTACTCCGGTATATCTGGTTACTCCGGTATATCTGGTTATTCTGGAGGTTCAGGCTATAGTGGGTCAGGCGTGTCTGGTTACTCCGGTATATCTGGTTACTCCGGTATATCTGGTTACTCCGGTATATCTGGTTACTCCGGTATATCTGGTTACTCAGGCTATTCGGGCATTTCCGGCTACTCTGGTATTTCAGGCTATAGTGGATCAGGTGTTTCTGGTTACTCTGGCATTTCAGGGTATTCCGGCTACTCAGGCATTTCAGGCTACTCAGGCATATCTGGTTATTCTGGGATTTCAGGTTATAGTGGATCAGGAGTTTCAGGTTATTCTGGCGTATCTGGTTATTCAGGTTATTCTGGCGTATCTGGCTATTCAGGTATTTCGGGGTATTCTGGATACTCTGGTATTTCAGGGTATTCTGGTTACTCAGGCATTTCAGGCTATTCAGGTATTTCAGGCTATAGTGGCTCCGGGGTATCAGGCTATAGTGGGTCTGGAGTTTCAGGCTACTCAGGCTACTCAGGTATTTCAGGCTATTCCGGTCCTGCTGGAACAGCTGCTGCATCCGGTTATTCAGGCACATCTGGTTACTCAGGTATATCTGGTTACTCAAGCACATCTGGTTACTCAGGTTATAGCGGATCCGGCGCATCTGGATATAGTGGTGCTGGTGCTAAAGAAACGGTTACCTATAGTAACTCATTTACTACTGGTAATGTAATTAAAAAAACTTCTGGAGGGTGGGCATTAGCACAAGCTGACTCAGCAGCAAACGCAGAGGTGGTTGGGGTAGTGCAATCAGCTACAGGCTCTGCATTTACCGTAATATACTCTGGACCGATTACAGGGTTTACAGGACTAGTCGATAGTCAAGTCTATTTTCTTTCAGATACTGTAGCAGGTTCTGCAGTATCGGTAGAGCCTACCACTATTGGTAGTGTCTCTAAACCAGTAATGATTGCTACCAGCTCTACTACTGCAAACGTAGAGATAATGAGAGGGTTTTTAATAAGCTCTTCTGGCATTGGCGCTGTTATTAAGACTACTATATTAAGCAATAGTGACGTTGGATTTAGCAGTAATCTTGTCACGAGTAGCAACACATACGTACAGCTTGCCTCAGCCTCTTACACCCCATCAAGTACCTCTTCTTATATTATAATTGAAGTAGCTGATACTTATAGC